TAAACATATGATATCTTAATGAAAAACTTTTTAATAACAGGCGGTGCTGGTATGATAGGTTCAAACTTGGCACAAAGGTTGCTAACGACTGGTAATGTCTTTATAGTTGACAATCTATGGAGAGGTAAGCGCGAAGATGTTTCTTTTATTGAAGACAATAGGTTCTATCAAAGAGATCTTCTTATACCGGGTCAATTAGACGATATTTTGAAAGAGAATAAAATAGATGTTGTAATTCACCTTGCAGATATTGTTGCAGGAATTGGGTTTGTAATGAAAAATCAAGGCATGGTCTATCACAATAACACACTGATCAATACTAATGTATTTCACTCTATACGCAACTCTACTGTTAAGCAACTCATAAACATTGGTACAGCATGTAGTTTCCCAAAACATATACAGAACTCAATTAGTTCTCAGTTAAAAGAATCGGAGTTATATCCAGCAGATCCCGAGAGCGCTTACGGATGGAGTAAACTAATGAGTTGCTATGAAGCAGAACTTCTTTCAAAGGAGACAGATATAATTGTAACAAACTTGTTATTTCACAACGTATATGGAAGTCCATGTGATTTTGGAGAAAGGTCACAAGTCCTTCCATCTCTAATCTACAAGGTTATACGAGGAGACACTTCACTGGAAGTATGGGGAACCGGAAACCAAGGACGAGCATTTCTACACGTAGATGATGCAGTTGAATCAATTGTTCTTGCGATAGAAAAGAGGGTATCCGATACGATACAAATTGGACCTGATACATGTACAACAATTCGAGAAGCAGCAGAGATGATTCTAATGATTAGTGGTAAGAAAGTTCCTATTTTATACGACACCACAAAACCAGAAGGAGATATGGGTAGATGTGCCGACTATTCTAAGGCAAAGATGATATTGAATTGGTCTCCAAAGGTTTCAATGGTAGAAGGTCTAACTCGTTTGTATTCATGGATATTTTTAAGAAATAAAGTTAAATGATTTCAATTGTTCTACCAACAAGAAAACGTCCTACTGCACTCACTGAGATGGTAGAGAGTGCACTTTCTACTGCAGATGACACTACCCAAGTTGAATTTTGTATATATGTTGATGAAGATGACACAGAAACAAAAGAATGCGTCGGTGTCATTTCATATAAGGGGATTTCAATAAAACACACCACATCTCCAACTTCTTTAAATTTGAGTCAAATGTGGAATTACGCATATGAACACATTGCAAAAGGGGATATTATTATGTTATGTGCAGATGACATACGATTTAGAAGCAAGAGTTGGGATACTCGTGTTCGTCAGACAATTGATAAATATGAAGACAAGATAGTTCTTGTCTACGGAGATGACTTAATTCATGGTGCAAATTTGTCAACACATCCATTTGTTCATCGTAAGTGGATCGAAAAGAGTGGATTCTGGCTCCCTCCATATTTTGTAAGTGACTTTGTCGATCTATGGTTAAATGATGTTTCAAAAGATTTAGGTAGACGTGTTTTCCTATCTGATGTTATCACAGAACATCTTCACCATACAGTTGGTAAAGCTAGTATAGATGAGACTACAACTGCACGATTAGAAAGGCATACACAGTCCAATCCTCAAAGTATTTTTGCAAGAACATTAGGAGAAAGAAACGCTCATTTAATGAGACTTCTTGCGGTCATAAATAAGTAATTTTATAGTTTTTAAACATAATGCCTATTTACCCAATTTCATTCTCGATACCTTCTTCAAAGATCAGGAAAACTGTTCCAGAAAAAACACAAAACATGGCATCGCTTATTCCAGGTGATCTATCAACTTATATTTTTACAGATGAGAAATCATACTATGAAGACTATGCAAAAAGTGTGTTTGGAAAAACATGGAAAAAAGGAGGATGGGATTGTATGAGACATTATGAAATTCTTGCAAATGGATGTATACCTTGGTTTGAAGGACTCAATGATTGCCCTGAAAATACAATGACTCATTTCCCTAAGAAACTTGTGAAGGAGGCAATGGTTTCGAATGAACCTGAAACGTTTATCCCTGCTCTACTCGATCATACACGTAAATACTGTACAACAAAGGCAATGGCACAATATGTGTTAGACAAAATCGGTCATTCTTCAGCAAAGCGCGTTTTGTATCTATCAGAACAACCAGTTCCAGATTACCTAAGGGAGATGCTATTGATTGGATTCAAAGAGATCCTTGGAAAGGGATGTGTAGAGTCAATATTACTTCCGTATATTTACGATGATTATCAAGATACTACAAAACTATATGGTCGTGGATTTTCATATACAAAGAATATTCCTGTAGATATGAAACCTGATCTAATTCATGTGGATGACATTAAGAACCATACATTTGACCTAGTTATATATGGAAGCATGCATCGTGGTATGCCATATTTTGATCTTGTGAATAAACACTATGCGCCTTCAGATATTGTTCTTGTTTGTGGAGAAGATATATGTAATGATAGTAATTCGCTTGGGGAAAGAGGATATAATGTGTTTATACGTGAATTATAAATAATAACTAACTTTTCGGATAGAGTATTGATATCCTTTAAAGACATCTACGTAATGTCCTTTGTATGTATTCAAAAATGAATCAATTCCGAGTTTTGGTGCATCTTCTGGTTTCGGATATCTAGGATCCTGCCAAAGATAGTCATCAAATATTAAAATACCTCCAAACTTTAGAAGACGGAATGCGAGAACGGCATCTTCTAGAACGGATGCAGCACGATGATCTCCATCAATATAAATGAAGTCAAATTTTTTATTAAGTTGTTTCAATACATCATGACTGTATCCTTTAATAATTTGAACATTTGAATATGGACTAAGATTTGACACACAACGTTCATATAACTCATATTTATGAGTATCTGAATGTTCCATTGAACCTTCAAATGTATCGACACAGGTCAGATGCGAGTTTGGGTTAGTCATAATATTCTCAAGAAGCCAATTTGCAGATCGTCCTTCAAATGAACCTATTTCTAGACCAACAACTTCTCGATCTTTGAACTCTTTCAAGATTTCACTCCAATTTTCTCCAGCTCCACCCCATCCAACTGTAAATGTAGGCATTGTTATTGAAAGTGATTATTTAAAACAAATCTAAACCAAGTCTGGTCTAAATTTGTTTTCTTTTGTTTTCTTTTGTTTTGTTGTTTAGTTGCTGTATGCCAAGCCGCCCATGCCTGACATCACTCGCAACACGTTGTAGTTAACTGCATATACTCGGACTTGAGCAGTTCGTCCAGATCGCACTGTGTTGACTGAGACAGTGAGTTGGAGGGTTGCCTTGTCAATTCGTGAGAAGTTGCAGGTGCCTGATGGCTGGTGCTCCTCTGGCTTGAGTGCGAAGGAATACACGTTGATACCTTGAGAAGGTGTTCGGGTGTGGTGCTGGAATGGTTGCACACGGGAGAAGTATCGTCCCTCACGCTCAGTGAATCGGTCTTGGCCGTTGAGTTGGAGCTTGGCAACTTCAACTGGGTTCTTACCTTCGCACTTGACTCCGGAATCGAGGATAACCTTTGCGAGGAGGTAGTTGGTTGTGTCTTCGAAGACAATTGCCTGATCGTTACCGCCATCACCAATATTTGAATCCAACCATGATGCGCCGTTGAGCGAGGGACCAACTCCAGGGATTCCCAAACCTGGAAGGTAAGGACCTGAAGGACCATCGTTAAGTGTTGTAGGAACACTTGTTCTGGGACCACCTGAAGCCAATGAACCACGTGCAAGAACATCCATCACGATGCCCTCTGTGCTGAAGTCATCAGTGTAGTTGAATGGTTGGCATCCGTTGACCTCTTGGATGAAGACCTGGTTAGGTGTGCAGTCAACGAAGGAATCTCGTTGAACAACCCAGACGAGCTCCTTAACTGGGTGGTTAAAGTTGAGCTGGATCTTGTTGGAGGAGGATGTGATGGACTCAGCACCAGTGAACTGGAGTTGCTCAATCAAGTACTCGTGGGTCTGTTGGGCAAATCGGCGTCTCTCCTCAGTGTCGAGGTAGATGTAGTCGATGTAGAGTGACGCAGCAGTCAAGGATTGGATGCTGGTGGGGGCAGTTGAACCAACGGTCAACTCATAGTAGGC